GGTAGATAATTACGCCTGTTTGCGAGTTAATATCAAGTCCTGCCGCTTGAAGAATATTGTCTGACCTATCTACTCGTTCAGAAACAAGCGCCAAATGGTAGTCATCCTTCTCAAAACGAGTTCTATATTCTTTCCATTCATCGTCATTCTTTTTACGACCACCACCACCACCGCCACCATTACTGCCGTCCGTTCCTCCGTTTTTGTCTACATCGTGAAGGAAATTCACAACGGTATCTTCTTCATCGCCAAGGCGAACGGTCATCTGATTAGGGAGGTTAATAACATCCTGCCAAGATAAACCAGTAATGTTTTCAGTTGCCGTTGTGTTATAGTCCGGCAAAGCAAGACGCATCATTTTTCCAATAGTGAATCGGTCAAACGTTTCGCCCGTAATGCTGGAAAGTTCCTCTGCGTCTATCTCTATTGTGACTCGTGGACGCTTATGCTTTCTCAAATACTCGCTTGCGGCGGCATCGGCTTCGGATTCCGTGTAACCGGAACCGCCTTGAAACTCACGCTCCACAACGCCATAAGTGTTTATCGTACTCGCATCCATGTGCGTCCATACTTGAATCGGCTGACCTTCAGCGTCCGTGGATGGAATCTGATAATATAGGCGAGTGCATAATTCGGTGTCATCCGTGATTACCTTTGCAGAACGAATGTTACGGGACAACCTTCCCTCAGCGGAAACGGAATCATCACGCTCCGCTACGCTGACCGTCCATGGAGTTGTTGAAAAGTTGAATTTCAACATACATGAAGGCTTTTGTTCCAGTATTGAGAGCATAGCGTCCAGCACACGAACGTACTTGCAATCAACCGCAACATTCCCTGACCCTAATGCAGAAACAGACCCCAACTGCCACCTTGTCCCACGGTAATGCCCGAATATCGTCTGCATCGCCGTTGTTGCCGCCATCATTTCTGAAATTTCAGTTCTCACAAGATAATCGCCAACCTCAGAAATTGCGTGTTCAAGCTGGGCAGAAGTCGTATCGTCCCCATAGGCATCTTCCGGCGATCTAACACGGAAAATTCCTGCCGATCCAATGGGCGTGAAAAGTTCCACATACCCACGAGAAGGCAGGTTCTCATCCTTAGGCAACAGCATAGACGCAGTTGATAGGGGAGTAATATCAAGATTTACGGACAGGCTCAACGGGTGTACTTCCTTATTCGAGCCTAAAATCCGGGGAAGTTTCACATCTATCATGTCCACAAACCCCTCACTTTGAATGTCACAGTTACGGACGCATTCGCCGTAAAGCTAATAGAATTTAGTTCTCCGCACTTCGCTATCAGGTCATCCGCACCCGTCCGCTTGCTCAGCAGGGAAGTGCTTCCGTTTTTTATCCGCAGAATCATATCGTCCGTATAGGAGATTTTAATGGTGTTTCCGGCGCTTACAGAAAGACCTGAGAGATTCATAGTTTTACCATTTGCAGTTAGCGAAACGGATGAAATTGCGGCGTTCGCTACGATATCCGCTTCAAAGAACGCTCCGTCCACGCAACCAGGCACAAAAAGCAAGCCTTCACCGGAAGTTCCAGCCGGAAACGTTTTAACTGCTTGTTCGCTTTCTTCCCAAAACGGAAGTTCATAAGCGGAAAAAGTAATCGTTATAGGCTCTGTCCACCTCTTTGCACTTGTGATTGCTGGCTTTTGTTCGCATACGCAACGCAACCGCTGACCGGGACGGTCGTTGATTTCCAACATTCCTCCGTTTTTTGCCCACAGGGAAACAAGGCTACAAATCCTTTGGCGTTCGGCAATAGAGTAGCTATGGATTTCAAAGGAAACGCTAACAGAAATACTTTGCGTGTTCTCCTTGTGTATCCTTGCACCGTTGCGTTTTGCAACGTTGTATGTGCTGAAATCCGTCTGCGGCGGTTGGTAGTTTACATCAAGGACAAAAATGCTCGGATGAATGGAACTTAGCGAAATCCCGTTCAGAATCGCTTCATATCTGCTTATCATGCGAACCTCCTTGCCTTGACCTGATTAACCGTGCTCCTATTTACTTCATCTGTTATTTCTTTGCCATTCAGATAGCTACGGACGCTAACACCTTCCATGCCCCTACGAATTGCCTCTTCGATTCTGTCCTCTAAGCCGGATATATCCACCTGACCATATCCCTTCCGGTTTTCAGTGGCGGTTACTACTCTTTCACCCCTATGTAACAAAGCCGGGTAGTTGTCATAAGGAATGTACGCAGAACCAATAGCATGTGAATGCTCATCGCCATTTAAGTTATTCGCCGCATCATTTATTGCGTTTACAAGATTATCCCCAGCAACGCCAACGTCATTTGCAGAAGCATTCAATTCAGCCGTTACAGCGCTTACCGCCTTTTCTGTTGTTGAAATGGATTCCTTTGTTTTATCCATTTCTCCATTGATTTCAGCGATCTTTTCATTAGCTTTTTTTATTTCATCTCCGGCTGTGTTCCATTCTGAAAGCAATTTTTCTCTTTCTTCTGGCGAAAGAAACTTTTGATCCGTGTCCCATACTCCGTTGCCGAGCATATCTTGAAGTGTTCCGAGAACAGACGCAAGACCTTCAGCGTCCATGTCAGAAATATTTGTCCATGTATCGCCTTCCTTTATGCCTCCATTAAGGAAATTCCTCAAATAATCTTCTTGCATAAAGTTCAATTGCCCACTATTTAGCGCATCCTTAGCCATTTGTGTATACAGAAGTGCATTATTACGCAATTCGTCTTCAATGCTACTCCTTGTTCTTTCATTAGCGCCTGCAATTACATTTTGTTTTTCCCTTTCAACGCCTTGCTGTGCAAGCAACTCATATTCCTTCTGTAAAGTGCTTGTCATGGCTTGCTCTATTGCTTTGTTCCTGTATTCGTTTGCGAGTCTGCGTACTTTTTCAATGTTTTCTTCAATTGTTGCGCCTTCTTCTTCAAGAATAGCCTTTGCTCCGGGCATAACCTCTTCAAGCTTTTCTACGGCATATTTCCATTTATCCGTATTTTTTACGTTTTCGCCCTCTGCATTCGCTATATCTTCAAGATAGTCAAGAAGACCCTGTGCTTTAACGTGGTTTACCTCAATCCCCTCAAGTTCCTTGTTCATTCCATCAACAAACTTTTGCACCTCAGATTTGTTGCCGAACAAACCTTCGTTTAGCCCTTCAAGCAAACTGCCTACAAGCGCAACGCCAAGTTCAACAAGACCGCCAACCATTCCGGGCAAATCTGTTAATAGTTTTGCCGCCACTTTGCCAATAAATTCACCAATTGCCGATCCGAATTTCTCTACCTGTTCCGTATCCGGTTCCTTTAGGGAATCCGCAACGCCTGTAATAATCCAATCAGCGACCTCAAGGAACATACCAAGCACGCCATTTGCCTTAAACGCTTCATTTAGTTTTCCAACCTCTTCTGTGAGCGTTTGCACAAATTCACGCAATGGCTGTTTAAACTCGTCTGAAACAACAATCTGCAACCCTTCAACGGCTGACTTCAAAATTGTTACATCGCCCATCAGGTTATCCAGCATGGTATCGGACATTTTTTGCGCCGCACCCTCGCTGTTATTTATGGAATTTGTTAGTTGTTCAAAATCTTCATCCGTTGAGTTCATAATAGCAAACAAAGCGGAAATGCCACGCAAACCGCCTATATCGCCTAATTTTGCAAGGAAATCCTGATTGGGATTTTCTGCACTAAACAATTTTCCAGCGTATTCCTCGTCCAGCGCTTTCATCAGCTTCTTTTTCGATTCCTTCGTTAAATCGCCATCGTCACTTATCTTTTTAGCTTCCTCGTCATACCATGCGTTTACTTCTTCAACCCTTTTCTCAAGTTCCTCCGGATCAAAACCTTCCTCAAGCTGGAGTCCGGCTTCTTGAAATGTAGTGCGAAACTCTTGAAGCAGTTGCCCTAACGGCTTACGAGCGTTAGTGGTTGTATCAAACAAAGAAATACCTAATGCATCCATGGCGGCGGCGGCTTTATCCGTAGGGTTAATCAGCGTGTTCAAAATACGCCGCATGGAAGTGCCAGCCTGACCAGCTTTTATTCCATTATTCGCAAGCAAACCAAGCGTAGTTGCAACGTCCTCAATCGTATATTCCATTACACCGCCAGTAGTGGCGAGATACTTAAACGCTTCACCCATTTGCCCGACAGTAGTGTTAGAATTAGCAGAAGCCTGTGCGAGAACATCTACAAAATGGTTAGCGTCTTTTGCCTCTAACCCCATAGCAGTTAGAGCGTCCGTTACAATATCAGAAGTCCTGCCTAAATCCTCACCTGATGCGGCGGCAAGATTCAAAACGCCATCAATGCCAGCAAGCATTTCTTCCGTGTCCCAGCCAGCGAGAGCCATGTAAGAAAACGCTTCACCTACTTGAGCCGCAGTAAACTTGGTCGTTTCACCAAGTTCCATAGCACGATTGCGAATCTTCAGAAAGTTATCATCTTCAAGCTGACCGATAGCCTTTACCTGCGACATTTGTGCGTCAAAATCCATGCCGACTTTTACGGTTTTTTTGCCAAAGTCAAGCATAGCTTTCCCAGCCTTTTCAACCGTGCGAGAAATAAGGTTTCCCCACGCAACACCGCCAGAGGAAAGACCCTTCATATCTTTTTCGCTTTTATTAAGACCGGAATCAAACTCTGACGTATTCAGAGTTAGCTTTGCCGCCAGAGTCATTACATCCATGCGATCACCCCACAGAGAATATCTTTCTTACATGGTCTATTATTTCTTTTGCCGTTGGTTCTCTCTCTTGCTCGTGTGTCATTTCTATAAATGACGGTAGGCTAATTTCACCGCCGTGACATTTAACATAGGATTCAGCAAGTATCTTTATGCCCATGGTTACATAATCTTGAAATAGCGTTTCCCTACATTCCTCTTTTACCATTTGCGCCAAAGCGTGAAATCCGTGCCAGCCATATTTCTGAAGAACAATGCCTATCTTTTTGCACTTATCTTTTTCGACAGTGCGGTATGTGTAAAAAAATCACGAAGAATATCATCATAGCTTTCCTGTATCGCTCCGACCGTTTCCTTAAAATTCATTTTGCCAACAGCGGACAATGGCGTCATTGTTAGCGCAGAAACAATCTCGTAAAGATCTCTCCTGTGTTTTTTAAGCAACATATTTACGGCTAATGGTATAATCTTACCAATCGCCTTTATCATAGGCTCATTACCTAATTTGCTGATTTCATCAAGAGCGTTCATTACCTCATCGTCACCGCAAATACTTTCAAATGGCCCGGAAATCCTAATCAAGGCATCAGTTGCCTGATCGTTAGTCATTTCACTAATTTTCACGCTTTTTTCCTCCTTAAAAAAGCAAGGGGAGGGGGAATATCCCCTTCCCCGTAAGTTATTTGTTTACGCCGAAGGATTGTCGAAAATAACCACTCTGAACGGAGCGTTGTCATAATCGCTTACACTTGCCTGACGAGCATGGAACTCAAAGGTCATAGTGCCTTCACCTTTGTCCGTAAACGTAAGGCTAAAGTCAGAAGTGTTGAACGCATTATCCAGTTCAATCAGCACCGCTCTGCCGTCAGAAATATCCCCAACCCAGCAAAGATGTGCGATATAGTCAGAATCAAGAACCGCCGTATGCATGGTGATTGTGGTCTTTTTACCGGAAGTCGTTACGTCGCCAGTTCCGAGCAAAGCCTTGAAATTCTCTTTGCTGATCTCAAGCAACGTTCCGCTAAGATATGCGTCTACGCTATCAACGAAGTCCGCTCCCTTAAACGGATACCTCATTCCGTCAACTTCCGGCGTTCTCGTCTCCCTCGTAACCGTGAAAGAACCACCGCCACGAGTTACGCCAAGGATATTTGCCGGAGTTGAAAGAGCGGTTGAAATAGCCGTTTTCAACGCCGTGGAATCCGTAATTGACGAATAGTCGAAATTGACAAGAAATACACCAGCGTTCAACTGAAGATTGTCAAATGCACCTGCCCTGATAGGGGAAGTCATTCCTGCCGCACCCATAGGTTTCTCCTTTCTCCGGGATTAGTATCCCGGCACATGATACGCATTTATGGAAAGGTTGATGTAGACACTTCTGAAGTCCCCATCAACCAGTAGTTGAATTAGCGGAGATTCCGGGTAAATTGCCAGATAACCGCTTTCCATGCTTATGATTATTCCAGTTCCCACTTCCCGGCAAATCTCGTCTGCCTTAGCGAGAAGTTCGGTATTCGTAGTGGAACGGTGCCATATCTGAATATAGAAACTCGCTTTTTTGTTCCACTCCGGTTCTACCACCGGGAACGTTATATAGGGCAATTCAACAGGGTCAGGAACTGAACCGTTAGCATAGGCAGGAAGTCCAAATCCGCTTGCGAAAGTTTTTAATGCCGATGCAACCTGTCTCATGTAGGCAGAACCCACCTTTCGGCAGATACTTTAGCAATCGGAACAGTGCTTTCAACAGGCGCAA